GAACCCATCACCAATAGGCCATTGTTGACTATTACTTGTAGATAGACCAACACCGCCATTTGTCTGAACAAAGTAGGGCCAACCTGGTTTCAAGCCAGAGAAACCTTCAACAACAGAGCCATAAGTTTGAATAGTGGCTGTTTGACCGTTGCTATATGCTTGTTTAGGGAATCCAACAAAGTAGTTTGGGCCAGGTAAATTAGACTTCGTATCTGTAGATATAAAACTGTAGGTATGACCATTGCTGCCTGCGTTGTAATTCACCCATACAACCCCTTCAGCACAATAAGTACTCTCTTTCGGATTAGTGAGCATAACGCATTTGTCTTGGTTGTAATAACTGGTGTCATCAAAATCTGCTCCTTGAGAAATTGCCAAGGTGCTGGTGTTAACTGTGAATTTATTACCCTTTAGATATGTTCCACTACCAGGATAAGATCTATAACAGCACCAGAATTGATTAGCTTTTCCATCCCAAGCCATATCTCCATTCATTTGGGTTTCAGTAGTACCAGAAGCCATGCCAGAGCTTCCCCATGAAATAGAGGAACTTCCTGGAGTGCCAGCAATTGCTCTCCATCCTCTCCAGTAACCGTTGTTACTTGCATAACCAACTACGAGAATATTATCTGTAGAGTTATAAACGGGTGTAGACCCTTGCATATAATGTTGACTTGTGAATCCACTCGTAACCGTTTGCTGTGAGCCTAGAGTTATATTTGTTCCGCTTACTGTTATATATCTATAATAAATAGTGTTATTAGTTTTTGTATAAACTAGATAACTTCTATTAGCGTTTTCATCGAAAACTAATTTACAGTATCTAACATCAGAACTTTCAAATTGTGTTTCCGATCCAAACGAAACAGAAGCACTTGAGTTTGTACCTGATACGGTTACTGTTCTTATATAACCTCTATAACTATTAGTAGAATCGGCATAACAAATTATAAATTTATTGACGTTAGTATCGTAACAACCACCACAATACCTTGCACCACCATTGGTATTTCTAAAGACATGACCACTGCTTATATTCATACCAAAAGTTTGAACCCCACTAGCTCCAGTAGGTTCAATTAGTTTTACTTGCCCTACGTCATACGCTCCAAGAACACAAAGCACTAATCCATTATCAGGGCTATAAATATTTTTTGGCATAAATTCCATTCCACCTGAAGTACTGACGTTTAAACTTGTCCAACTTATTGAACCGTTCAACCTTCCATTGGTATATACGTGCATCAATGACGCCTCAAATCCTTGTCCATCAACAAGGACGATTTTATCGTGGGTTAGGTCATAGCACATATCTCCACCAGTTAACTGCCCACTCCTATTCCAATGTCTCTGCCATTGGCCGCTTGGGTTCATCGTGCTTGTGTTAATACCTTTAGCAGTAGTAGTTGTATCTATCTGCGTAACAGTTCCATTTGAATTAACCATTACAGCCTTATTAGCAGCCAAAGCACCACTAGCAGTAGCCGTAAATGCAGCACCACCAGCAGGGAGGTTTGTTAGGTTTGAACCATCACCGTGGAATGTAGTTGCATGAACTTGTGCCCATTTATAGCTAGATGTACCTAAGTTATAACTGTTGTTAGCGTAAGGATACGCAGCACCAAAGAATGTTGTGTCTTTACCGCTATCACATCTAAGAATCCAAGATTGAGAATTATTTAAAAAACCAATTTGAGTAGAATTGTTAGCGTAGACATAACCTCTAGTAACATTATCAGATGTCTTCATTTCTAATCCAACCTGATGCGACGCACCAGATCTCATCCGCATGTAATTAGTATCACTTGGGTATATGTGCCAACCACCAGCACTACCGCCATTCCAATAAAGACCAGAAGTTGTACTTTCAAAGTAATTCCAACCAGAGTTATGTACGCCAACACCATGGGTTGCGTAGAGCTTGTTTAAATAAACAGTACTACCACTTAACGCACCACCAGAACCTACGTTGTTTTGGTGAATAATTTCTCTATAAGCACTACCGTGATAAAAATAAGGTTGAGTACTTAATTTTAAACCTTGCCCTCGGTACTCATTCCAGAACCACACGTCTCCACCTGAGTACTGCCAATAAGCTCTAGCTGCATTAGTGTTGTCTCTCAGTCTTATATAGGGAGCAGATGGGCCAGATACAACAAGTGCTTCATTGGAACTGGTATTAACAGTTAAGACACCATTTATTGTGTCGCTTTGATCAGATCTTAAGAACTGACTGCTATCAAGAGTGTCAAGAGTTGTTGCGTTGACGTTGATTAAATTCCCACCGCTAATTGCGGGAAGTGTCCCTGTTAAATTTGCTGCTGGAATATTCGTTAAAGAAGCACCCGAACCACTAAAGGTAGTCGCTGTTGCTGTACCCGTAATTGTGACCCCTGCACTTGTGGTTTCTAGTCGCTTGCTTGGAGTATTACCATAATAAAGTTCTACACATTGATCACTGCCTGATTTCTCCAAACACCTCATGTAGTAGTTAGTTGTACCTGTATTGTTTATAAAATCAATATTCTTGCTAGACGAAATAAGTATATCTTGACTGTTATAAGCTGATAATTGTAGACGTGCATGTGAAGTCGAGATTATTGCTCCCGAAGTGTCCATGTATATTTGTAAATTCGCATAGCTACTTCCACCAGCACCCCAGTGTGCTTTACCAGATACCCCACCTGCCGCTTTGAAAATAAGATCATTAGCTGATTTGTCCCATTCAATATTTTTCCCTGCCCCCTTAAATTGAATATCACCATCAAAGATTCCTTGGGTTCCATCTGAATAGATAGTTAGGTCTGTACCAGCACCAAATTTTAAAGCGTCATCAGAGGTACCATCAGAGCTATCGCCAAACAAAATATTCTTAGCATTTACATCTAAGTTGCCTCCTAGCTGTGGAGTTGTATCAGCAACTAAATCTGTATTAATTCCACTTAGACTCGAACCATCTCCAGTAAATGAAGTTGCTGCTACTGTTCCCGTTACAGTTATTCCACTCGACCCTGCCTCAAGAACTTTTGTTCCACTAGCTGTTATTGCTAATAGGTTTGTTCCAGGGCTGTAAATACCTGTGTCAGTATCACCAGCAATAAAGAGTCCAGGTGCACCGTTAGTTGCGGCTGGAACACCAACATTTCCTGTGAAAGTTTGTCCTGTTGATACAGCAAAACCTGTTGTATCAGTAACACCTGTGTTCCAGTTACTACCGTCATAGACTTTTAAAACATCTGACGTTGTATTGAAATATTGATCTCCCTCTTGCAGTGAACTTGAATCTGCTCTAGTTGAAGGATCTGAAGATGCTATTTGATAGCGATCTGCATAATTACTAACGTCTGCAAGATTGGTTGCGACTGTATTAACATTTGTTATTGATCCACCTACGTTATTAACATTTGAGATTGCGCCTCCAACCGTATTTATGTTTGAAAGATTTGCGGCTACAGTTCCAATATCATCATCAATCACAGCAATGGTATTACCCATGCCATTTCCATGTGCTGTGCAGTAATAACGGAGAGAGTTAGGAGCATTACTTGCTACTGCAATAACTACAGTTGCGCCAGAGCTTCCTTCTGTATTGTTCGTTGTAACTCCTGTCGTATATGAATTACCACTTCCATCTTTAAATCTTAATGGGTGTCCTGAGTTTGTAGAATCTGAAACATCAAATGTATAAGTAAAGTTTCTAGCTAAGTTTAATGTTGCTGTTTGTTTGCCATCTACAAAAAAGTAATTAGATCCACTTACGTTTTGTACTGTTATTGTAAAAGTTTGATTCCCGCCAACGCTTGTACTTACTTGATTTACTTTTGTAATATTTGTACCCACATTGTTGACATTATTAATATTTTGAGACGTTAAATTTATATTTGTTGCATTCGCTACGGCTGCATTAATGTTGCTAGAATTGTTATTTACTGCATTAATATTTGTCTGATTTCCAGCTACTGCATTAATATTTGTTGAATTATTATTTACTGCATTAATATTACTTTCATTGTTATTTACTGCATTAATGTTTGTTATATTTGAATGAACACCTGATACGGCACTTATATTTGAAGCAACTGTTGTAACCTCTGTAGCTTTTGGAACAATTCTGTGAAATGTATATGTATGTTCAGTAGAAGTTGACTCAACTAATAAACCAAACCCTGAAGGAATAGTAGTTGTTCCTACTCCAGTAATTGTAATAGTTGCGTTATTGGCTAAATTTCCGTTTGCAATTGAGATTGTACCCCCGCTAGGAGTTAAATTCTGTGAGACTGCTTTAATGCTTATAACAGCAGACTGACCTGTTGATCCTTGAGGATTGCTGTTAGGGAAACTTGATTCGTCAGCGATAATATCAAAGCCACCAACGTCATCAACCAAGTCAATTATTCTTGCGTCAATCGCTGCTGTAGTTGCAATCTTATTATCAGCAGCAGCCCAGGTTTCACCTGATTGAATCTCTTCTCCACTAGCTAAGTTGTAATATCTTGCGTCTGCTGCAGTTTGAGTGAAATAACGACCATCTAAAACACCATTATTTAATAATTCTGTTTCTGTGTAATATCTATCGTCTAATTGACCAGCATCTAATTCTACTTCGGTGTAATAGCGAGTATCTAAATCAATACTTGCATGACCCGTGATATGCCCTCTAGGGTTGATCGTTAAATCTTGAAGGACAACACCATTTGCATTGTTTACTGAAGACGCACCTGTAACACTATGATTAAGAGTTACCTGACCGCCTGTTTGGGTCTTAGTTAAATCAGTACCAGCTAGTACATCTCCTTCAATAGCTGTATCAATCTTGCTATCTATACGGCCATCAATCGCTGCTGTAGTTGCAATATTGGAATTATTTCCAGCCCATGTTTCTGTACTGTCAATTGTCTCTGTTGTGGTATCCCAAGATTGTGCTTCAAAGTAGCTTTTAATAACTGGCTCACTACCACTAGCAGGATTAGTTAAACCTGTAATTCTATTGCCACCCATGACGATATCACCAGTCATGGTGCCCCCACTGCGGGCCAAGGCTGCGTTTGCTGTCGCCTGCGCTGCGTTTGCTGTTGCAGTTGCCGAGGCAGAATTATTTGTTGCTGTCCGAGCTTCGGTTGCTCCTAGATCATTTCTGTCTTGCTGCTCTTGTACGACAAATAAGTTCTGCAGGTCTGCATTATTTAGTGCCTCTGCTGTTAAATTTGAACCATCAGACCAAGGTGCTATTTGAGAAGTATTTGGTGTATGTCTTTCTATATGTACTACTTGACTATTTGTAGGTGCGGTTGAAAAAGTTATTTGCTTTGCGCCTGACCAAGAGTAGTGAACACCATCAGTTTGAAGGGTTCCCGTGTCAGCAATAATATCTCTGTCTATATAAACCTTTACATGCGATTTCAGTAAATAATCCCAAGTGAAATTAAATACTGCTTGATTACCGTCTCCTTGAGCAGTCGTATAAGAAAGAGGCACTTTTCATCTGCACACATGTAGTTCATATCTTATCGGATTTTCAGTCCGATAACAGTTTTCCTTTACTGTCTGCCTACTCCTAGCGAGGTTTCTTGTTCTATGAATAGTTGAATCTTTCTGTCACGTTCATCAATCATTGCGTCATACCTCTTTTTAAAGGTTGGTGAATTGTTATACATGTGTAAGATTCCAAGCTTGTCGTAGTAACTAACAATTGCGTTATAGGGTTCGTAGATTTCTTTTGATATTTCATTGCCAATGCCTTGTGTTCTTCTTCCTAGTGTTTTGTTTTGATTGTATTTTGCAGTCAAGCTAGGGCTATATGACTCTTTGAGTTTTTGGTTATATTCAAAATCTGTGCTTAATTTTCTTAAAGCATCAATTAAATTTCTACCCTGCACATACTTATCAATATCACCCATAATTGTTTGTGATTTTGGCCCTATGACGTTGTAAGCAGGCTGTTCAGCAACAACTGTTCCCATGTGTTCTCTATAGATGTATTCTTCATCGTTCAACATTGTGATACCAGCAACTTGATAATTAGGGCGTGGTTTCATTCCAAAACCATGCAATTTTTCCCATTCATACAAAGGATCTTTAGGCTGTTTAATTGGCATGAATGGGGTTGCATTATCTAGTGGTAATCCCAAAGGTCTTTCTATCTTTTGCCATTTCCAATCCTTGTTAATAGTTGGTGCTTTAAATATTTGATTCATTACTGGAATATTTTTATTTGATTGTTCATTTATTTGCTGCAAAGCATTTAAAACTGGTGCAAGTTGTATATAAAGAGGATCTGCTTCAATTGCTCTTAATTCTTGTGCTGAAGGAAATCTTCTGAGTACAACCTGTTCACTAGGATCTCTAAAGCCTCTTGCAACATTACCCAATAATCCTGAAGGGCCGAGAGGGAATAATCCATTACCAGATTGAGCAAACCATTTTAAGGCATTACCTCTTTCACCTTCACTACTAATTAAATTACCAGCATTGATAATCTGATACATACCCATTTTATTTTCGAGTTGGCCAATATAAGCTTTGCCCATTTTCAACATAAATTCGTTGAAGTCTGGAGTGTCAATCAATCCCTCATCCCATGCTTTTAATACATTTATATTTGTAAAGAAAACATCTGTAAAATCAACTCCTTTCCCTGAACTAGATAATCCAATACCATTTATTGAATAAGGAATCTCCCCGTTTTTTATTCGTCTATCTCTTTCTTCTTTGTTAAATGATAGATTACCTTTTGCAATACCCATTTGCCACATAGCATAAGAAGCGCCCATCATTCCAGTTGCAACAATAGTATTGGCCCTTTGTTGTCTTAAATCTGCTGCTGTTATTTTTCCTTTTCTTGCTCTTACTTCATCTATTGCCAATTTTGCTAAGTTAGCTTGAAAATCTGCTTTCAATCCCCACATAAAACTATTAGATAGGACACGCCAAACAGGAAGTACAAATTCAACTGCTGGCTGTTTACGAGCTATAGAGACTCCAACATTAAATGGATCTTTTCTTTGCTTTGTAAAAGTAACATCATCACCTCTAACTTTACCCATCTTTCCAAACTCATCCGCTAGGTTTGGAACACCTTTGAGATCATTAAACATCTTTAATCTTAAGGTCGCATTATCCATATTTTCTCCTAAGTTCACTCCTATTTCTCTTCTAAGTTTGATTAAATCTTCGTCAGTCATCTGTCCACTAAATAAAGCATTTTCTGTAAGTTCTTCTGAATTTTGAATGACAAATTGATCTAGATCTTTAGCGTCTAATATTCCATTTCTTACAAGTTCATTTCCTTCATCTAATGATCTAAGAGCTGCTTCATGCTTGGTTTTCCATGTAAAAGAAGTTGTCCTTAACCATTCATCGAAATAATTTAAAGCTCTAAAGCTTGGTAAATATCCAGTAGTTACTGCCTCCTCTATTCCTGCTTTTGCTGCTGTTCTTTCTACTGCATGGCCTAGTACATTTCGCCAAGAAGCATTGATTAAGTTATTAAGAGCAAGAGCGTAAGTAAGTGGATTTGATGTCTTCTCTTCTCCGAAAACTAAGTTATAGCTTTTATCGAAGGTAGCTTCTACAAATGCTTTGTTTTCTGACAATATCTGAGGTGATATTTCTTTTACATTCCTTCCTCCCATTCTTGCAATTCCTTGAGTGAAAGCATCCCTAGCATTTTTAAAAGCTTGTCCTTGAGCGTCAAGAACGGCTCTGCTCGCTAAACCAAACGCTTTTAGCTCATCCTTAACGCCAACACGCAATGCACCTTCAACAATATCTGTCATGCCATACCAAAAGCTAACTGCTGTTGAGGCAGGGTTTCGTATTGCCCAAGAACCAATTGCGCTAAATAATCCATCTTTCCTGTACTGATTCATTATGTGAACTTGTGTCCAGAATTCAGGTCTGTTGAGAGGTGCTTCTAATAATCCACCTAACCGTTTTGCTCTAGCAATTTCTTTTAATTTTTGAACATCACCCTTAGCAATATGTTCAGCAACTTGAGCAAGTAAGCTACCTCCAGTCACATCATCCCAAGTCAGAGCAGCAACATCTTTTTCAAAATCTAAAGTTCTCATAGCCCCTTCATCGTCAAATTGATAACTCTTAAATGCTTGACCTAATTTTCTTCTGGCTTGTGCGTCTATCTGTTCAAAAAAATGCGCCCATTTTCCAATGTTTGCAAGTTCTCCTTGCTTCTGTGGTGTGACTCCACCTATTTCAATTAGCTCGGAAATTTCATCTAAAGCATCAGCGTATGCCATTGATGTTTCTCTTCTAAATCTCGCTGCTGTATAGACATTGACTGGTAATTGATCTATCCCTCTAAGCTTATTTTTCAACATCTGCCCTAAAGCAACAGGGTTGCCGCCTTCTGTCTGTGCAATGGAAATAGCTGCTTGTGATGCTTGTTGTTGCGTAAATGGACGCATTAATTCAACACCCTTCTTAGTCGATGTTCTCCTTAGCCCTAAGACCTCTAACAAGCCTGCAAGGTTCTCTTCTGTTGGTGGGATTTGACCATAATTAATCATTCTGCCTGTAGAACCTTTTGGCTTTATAGCTTTCGTAAAGCCCTCTTTTACTAGGTTTTGGATGTCATCACCTCCCCTAGCAATATTGTCTTTCTCTACTTGTTCCCAATAATCCTTGCTATTAATCGTCATATCATTTCCTTCAAAATCTTTAAGCGTTCGCTTGACTCCTTTGGTCGTGCCTTTGCTTTTGATTGATTGAAGTTCAGCTAATTCTTTAGCTTCTAGTGCCTCTAAGCGTTTGATCTCTTTGTCAATCGCATCAAGGCTATTGTTGATGTTGTTGCAATCAGTCATTAGCAGTTAGCTCCCTTGGAATTGTTTAGTAAGTCTTCACGCTGTTTGCGAAGAGCAGCGAGATCTAGTTTTCTTTGTGTGCTGTTTGAGTTGATCTCTTTAGTGCGAGTAGTGTCAACTTTTCTCTCTGCTTTTTTCACCTCTGGTGGTTTGGGTTTATCTGCTACCTCCTTTGGCACTGGGCCATCAGGAGTCCAGGCAGTAGGTGGCCTTTTAGGTTGTCTAGGAGGTGTTGGCTCAATAGATGAATAGTCTAATTTTCCTTTAAATTTATTTGGTGCTGGTCTAGTTACACCTTCTCCTCCATAAGTTTTTGGATCTCTTGGTTGTTTAATTTCTAGCTCTGGATCAAATACATTTCCTCCACCAAGTCGTGCTTTCTTTTGTTCCCATGTCATTGTGTCCCATCCTTCATAAGCCAACTCTGCATCTCTAATAGCTTTCTTTCCATACTCATCTTTTAGTAGATATTCATATCTCAATCTCATTTCTTCTATAAGTGAGCCTTTGTTCTTACCGCCTGCTTTATATGTAGGTAGTTGGTCAGTCGCATATAGCAATGACATTTGACCTGATTCATCAGTTAATAAATCATCAATAAATGAACCTTGATTGAAGTTAGTTATTGGTGATTCTGGTAATGGTGTTCTTGGTGCTTGAATCTCCCCATTCTCGATAGCAATTCTTAAAATACTTGCTTTCATTGATTCCCTAGCATCAGAACCCATCCCTCTAGGAATGTATTCCCCAGTTGGTTGAACACTTGCCACACCATCTTCATCAATCAATCTTGTTAAAGGTGTTGTAGAACGTGTATCGCCAAGATCTAAATCAAGTTGTCTTGCTTCAGTTAGCTCTATAAATCTTCCCGATTTCTCGTAATACTCAACAAAAGCATTGATAATGTCCTGCTTCTTGGCTGACCAAACCCTACGACCTGTTCTTTGTTTAACAATTGCAGCAACTTCTGGACTATTAGAAGGGGAAGCGATTTGTCTTAAATCATCTCTTCCAAGCTCAGATAAAAGCTCTCTGTAATAAGTAACTTGCTCTCCGCTTGGTGGTTGTATTTTTGTCTTTGGCTCAGTCTTGATTTTTATTCCTTTCTTCTTCAGTTCCCTTGCTTTCTTAAGTAGTTCTCTTGCTAATGGGGTTAGAGCGCTTATATCTCTTCCTGCTTTTTTAACACTTTCTTCAGTTAATACTTTTCCAAGATTTAAAACATTCAACATATCTCCAATTCTTTCTACTGGCTGATCTATCCATTCATGTCCAAAGGCACGATCAAGCGCTGCAATAAAACGATTTAATCCTTCTTCATCAGCTAAAGCTCTTCTTTGAAAATCAAAGTCTTTATCAGACCAATCACCTCTTGATGCTGGCGAGTCTGGTGAAACACCTTCATCTAAAACTAACTTAAGTTGATCGCCTACTAATGGACGGCTAGGTTGATTTCTTTCCTTTAATCTGTCGAGGTTTTGCTGTGCTGCTTCTAATTCTGCTTGGACTTTGTTTAGTTGTCGTTTCCCTCCTACGGCTGTATATCCGCCCTTATCTTTACCAAGAGCTATCTTCTCTTGTATCTCAGCTAATTTCGCTTCGATAGCAGCAATTTTTTGTGATTCTTCTTGTAGTAATGCTGCTTGTTGTCTAGCTCTTTCTGGTCCTGATACTTCTCCATAGAGAGTCCTTAATTGCTGATCACTAAGCTCATCTAAGTTTGCGAGATAAGTGTCTACCTCTGGTCTTGGATCAGGAAGTTCTAGTTGTTTTTGTGTTCCTAACAACTCTGGATCTGCTGATCCACTTAAGCCTTGATCTAAGACTTGTTGCTGTCTTATATCTAATTCGTCAAATTCTTTTGATAGGTCTTCTCCTGTTTCTGCTGCTCGTTTTATAAGTGCATTTCTCTGTTTTCTTATGCTATCTATAGCAAGTTTGACTTCTGGCTCTACAACTTTGCCTACTGTTAATTCAAGTTGGTTCCCATCTCCAACTTCAGTCAAGCCCATATTCTTTAGGCGTTCCCTTTGTTCCTTGACTTGATTTATTTGAGTCTGTTCGTCAAGACTTCTGCTGATAGCTGAATCGTATTTAGTTATAGGTCCACCAGGGGTTTGAACCATTGCCCCACCTTTTGCTGCTGGAGTAATTGGGCCAGCCTCAGAAGGAACCAATGAGCCACCTTTCCTGTATGGGGGTAAAGCCAAATAATCAGGAGTATCGATATGAGGTAGGTATGGTTCGATCTCTGCTTTGCCAAGTTCATCAATCCAATCAAAATTGCCACTAAGCATGGCTTTTCTTAATGGCTTGACTGCTGCTGAAAAACCAAGAACAGGTAGTACTGCAAACGTATTAGCTGGAATACTCTTCCCAAATTTTGTTAAATAATTATCACCCTCTTCTTGTTGCCCTAATAACTGAAGAAAATCGCTTTCAGGAAATACATCTAGGAAGTTTCCATTGTCATGGTCAAGAAAAGGACTAGCCCAGAACTGCTCAAAGCCTGCCTCTGCTGTAAAGGTAGTTCCTTTGATTCCTGCCCTAGTTAACTTCCCTACCCTGTCTGTTCTTTGTGCTGTAACAGCAAGGTCTTTAGCTAATTTAGTATTTCTAAATCTCCTTGCATTATGAGCAAAGAAAGCTGTTCTTTTTAAGTTCTTTAAAATTCCATATCCAAGTCCAATACCTATAGCCTCACCAGTTATTTCGCCTGACATCATCAAGCCAAATTCATCAGCAGGGGTAACGCCTTGATTTTCTCCTGATACAAAGCCGCCTTTCTGTCCATCTATCATTGGCTTCCTAAATGATCGTCTTACCTCATCAGAAATCAGCCAAGCATCAGAAGTATCTACTTGATCGCCTCTATTCCCAAGTTCACCTTCAACTAACATCCCTTCCATGAATGACATAAAAGGGTTGCTACCTCTTTTGTTTTTGAATAAAACATCTCCTAGTGAGTTGGTAAGTTTACTAACTCCATTAACAACTCCTCCCATTCCTGCACCTAAGTTCATGTCAGGAGAGGTTCCTACGTTATAGAACTGAACTAACGGCTTTAATACACCAGCGTCTTCTTCTGCTCTTTCAATTGATTTCTCTCTTCTTTCTGCAAAATCTATTTCAGCAGGCTTCATATCTTGAAGCTCATCTTTCTCAAATGGTTTTAAATTAAATAGTGACATGATTAACCTCCTAAAGAATACTCTTGGACAAGAGCTTGAAGACCTTTTGAATAATTAGGGTCAGTAGCGTAACCCTGTTGCTGCAATAGATTAGTAACTTCTTTTATGTTCTTACCTGATTCTACTCCTGTAAAACTTTTATAGTCCTTATACCACTTATCTATTAAATATTTAAAGGATGCTTCAGGGGTATCAAAGTTAATAAAATTAGCTTTAACTTTCTTTGATTTACCACTAGCATCATCTTCTTCTGTGTTAACTAAACTGCCTTTACTTCCAGGCAATGCTTTTAATCCAAAGAAGTTATTTGTACCACTTGGCTTCCTGCCAAAATCTGATTCTTGTGCAAACTGAGCAGCTACCGCTTCAGGATATTTAGCCCCAAGTTTAGTGGCTAAATTAACAGCAGCTTGAAATCTTTGGTTGTTATCTCCTTCTGTTAGTCCAGTTGCCGTTGACATAGGCTGTGCATAAGCTGGGCCGCCAAACAACATATTGAGCATCCAATCGCCTGGTCCTGGTGAAACAGCACTAGCCATTGCTTTATTGAAAAAAGTCAATGAGGCTTGATCGGTTGATTTTTTGTTATTGACAAAGCCTTCTAAATATTTCCTTACCGAACCATCAGGATCAAAAGTATATTCATCATTTGGCCCTCTATAAAATCTGATCTGTTCTAATAAGTAACGATGTGGTGATGTTTTTGCTCTCTCGGCAAACTGTAGTAGTTGAGGGCTAAATTCTTTACCCTCGTTTAGATTTTTTAATTCGCTATAAAGCCAAGTAGCATTTAGCACTGGGCGCTCTCTATATCTTTTAACAACACGATCAGGAACATTCTCTGAACCAACCATTCCTACTGGTTGATTTCTTGAGTCTTTTTTGACTTGTTCGGGATCTGGTGCTTTAGGTGGTTTGTCAGGTTTTTTTGTTGCCGCGTCATATATTTTTGTGTATTGCTCTGAATCAATAAATTCCTCAAATGAGTCATTAACTAAATCTATTGCGACTGATTCAGGCATGAACGGTTCTGGATTATCTTTAAACCACTCTCTTTGTTTCTGCTTAAATATTTTTGAAACTCCTCTTTTAACTTGATTACTAAATTTGATTGCTTTTGTGTTACCTGTTGCGTTAATTGCGTCCATATAACTTCCGAAAATGCCACCACTTCCTAAGTTTGGTGGTTTTATTTTTGAATCCATAATTTCAGGCAATCTTTGATTAATCACCTGATTTAAAGCTGGTGGGTTTTTAGCTAAATACTTTTGTCTATCATTAACTATTTGAATTAAGGCATTTTCTAATCTGCCTCCATCATTCATTGGTAATGCAAACTTTTTAATCTCTTCAAAAAGTTCTCTTCTCCCCCCTTCAAAAACCTCTGGCTCAAGGGTTCTTAGCTTCTCTTTGAAATTACTAATATCTTCTTTATTAGGTGCTTGTAATAAGCCTACTAATCCAGAGTAATCTGTATTTCTATCAACAATATATTTATCTATATCTCTATAGTTTATTGATTTTGCTACTTCATAAAATTTAGTAAGACTTTCTTTATAAGCTTCTGTTCCTGGTATTTGTTGCCCTGGCCCACCTTCTGCAAACCAGGCATTATCTAGTGATAATTCTTTTGTTTTTTCCTCTAGTTCAATTGCATCATTTTGAGCTTCTAAACCCTCATTTCTCATCTCAAGTAATTTATAACCCATTGTTTGAAATAGGTATGGTCTTTTTTCAGGATCGTCTTGTTGACTTCCACCTTTTATAAACCCCAAAGCTTGTTGAGCAATTGGATCAGATGAATAGGTAGGAACTACTTCCTCAAAGAGTTTCTTTAAAACATCTTGTCTTCTTTTGCCTGATAAAAGTTTTAACTTATCGTCTAATAAAGCTGTTAAGTGTTCTCCTGCTAAGAATGGAAATTTAGGATCATCTACAGGGACATTTATTATTTCCAGAGTTTCAGGATCAGTGTATGTTATTCCTTCTTTAAGTACATTGCTAAGGTCTAGTTTAAATGCTGCTGTTGCAGTCTCAAATGTACTTTGATCAACTGCTTCATTATATATTTTTTCGTGATCATCTCTAAACTTATCTACAGCTTTATTTTCTGCTGAAATAACATATCGTAAATACTCAGGCTCATCACCAGTTAATCCATATTTATCATCCAACTCATTCATCAATGTAGTCTGTATCTCAGCAATCTTCGGATGATCAGTAGGCAACTTTGATAATTCAAGTGAATTATTATTTAGGTAATCATCAAACTTATTATCTATTTCACTAGCCAACATCTGAGATAAATATTTTCTACGTCCAGTTAATCTCCAAGGGTTGGTTACTTCTAATAAAGCTGCTGCGTCTGGATCTGTTTTTCTTAAAACATCAATAGCAGAAATAGAATCAGCAGCACCTTTTTCTTGTTGTTCTTGCAGACTAAGCTTTGCAATGGCTAATTGATTTTTAGCTTCTAGAAATTCAGGGGCGTTCTGCATCCCTTTTTGCATATTTGTTCTCGCATAGTTTTCATATACGGCTCCGCCTGCTTTCACTAGCTGTTGAGTGAACGGCCCTAATGCTTGTGCTAATTGTTGGAACTGGTTATATCCCTGAACATTTCCTTGACTTCCTTTTTGAATAGCAGCGATTTGTGGAACGCTACCAATCATTGATGGCTTTGCTGCCCCTGCTGTTTGCTTTTGACCAGGAACAATGAAAGAACCTAAAGGCTTTGCTACTGGTGTTATTTGCCCGAAAGGGAGTTGTTTTTCTTTAGCCATTTCTTATGAGTTTTTTAGGGCTTTTAATGTGTTTGCTTTGTTAGTCATGTCGTAGTACGTACTAACGCCACCTAAGACAGCAGAGCCAGCATTAAGGATTGCTGCACCCATTGATGGGCCTGCCCCAGTCATGGTTGGGCCACTAGGAGTAATCAAAGTAGGCAATGGACTAAATGGAGGTATTGGATCTATGTATGGCTGTTCTTCATAGAACTGCTGACTATTCCATCGACTTATATATTGAGCGACTTGTGCCGCTTGTGTCCTTGTATATTGTCTTGTTCTAAGTTGTTCATTAATCTGCTGCATTGCCTCATAATCTCCTTGCTGTCTTGAGTAATCATTGACGATTCGATCTACAGAATTGCCTTCCGAACCCATTGCTTGTACTGAAGCTCTAGCTTGCAATGCCCTCCATCTGTATTGCTTTGTTGCAAAAGCATCTTGCATGGAAACTTCTTGATACTGATCGCTAATTGCTTGACTATCTGCTACAAAAGCTGCGCCTGCTGCTGCTCTAGTTTCTGCTACGACTTCGGCTTGCCTTATTGATTTTCTTAGCTCAACATTTTTAAGTGAGTTGACATAGGAAAGTTGACTGTTGTAGTTGACTGTCTCTTTCCAAAAGTTATGTTGCTTATTTGCGTCTTGCAGCTTGGAATTGAAGCCAGCCTGCCAAGAAGCAAACTTACCATTGGCATCCTGAAAAGCTTTCTTATTTAGATAATCCTGTTTTTGTGCGTTAAATCCAAAGATTGACTGTGCTATTCCTAGGCCCGTTTGAGCACCAGCAAGCATCATTGGCCCTGTGATTGCAACCATTAAGCTTTCCTCCAGAAGTGGCTAAACAACTGTGCGTTTTGCCCCATAGGTGCTGGCGTATCAACCGTGAAGCCCAGATGTTTTAACCATCGAATACTTGTCGCATTGGAATACAAAGCCCAGTTATGCAAGAAATCATTGCCGTCACTGATTAAGCCATCTACCCATTTGCGACCACCACGAATGAACTGTCTTCGATGGCTGGAAGTTGAAAATAATTCTTCAGTTCCTAATAACCAGATCAAAGAATTATTAACGCCACATATCCCTACAGGCAAATCATTATCTCCATCTATGCAACAACAAATTTCACTTTGTTTCCAACTTGCTAACACAGCCTCTTTACCAGTTATGCCATGACTATAGAACACTTCCCTTTCATCTTGTTTCCTTACATTATTAGATATAAACTCCACTCTTGCAGGAGTTGGTCTAGCCCACTTCATTGTAAACCTCTTGCTTGGCTTGTAATCAATGCCACCCATTCACAAGTACTAAATTTACATGGATGGATTGTGTCGTTATGAATTTCGACAATACAGTTTTCGCCTTTTGAATTTATTGGAATCCTGAAAACACCTTCATGGTATCTATCTTCGTTTTCGCCAAATCCACCGACAGGAAGTTCACTGCCTAATAAAGAATTTCTAACTCGAATAGTTGTGTTGTCATATTTATAAATTGCTGATTCACGCCTTTCAGCCATGACATGAATTTCAAAATAATAGGTTTCGTGGTATCGAATCTTTGCATGTCTTACCTGTGTCCTCTCTGTATTACTTGCAGCTTTACCGCCACCTATTTCTTTATAGTTTTTAAACTTAGTAAATCTATAAACAAAATTAAAAGGTTCCCCAAAATAAATAGGAGAACCAGACCAATCACCATCTGCAACTATTTGATTTCCGCTTGTTGTTGACCCTAATAAGACACCACCGTTACTTGATGTGTCATAACCAGACCAAGCCTCAGTTTTAGCAGCAGCAGTATAAGTTAAGGTCCAAGTCGTCTTCTTTGTTATTGCGTTATAAGTTCCACTAGGAACACGTAAGGCAGTAGGTGTGTCCGTTGTGGTTGAGATTTGCCTGTCTAATAAAAATGGATATGGTTTTGGTGATACATCACTTAGACGATCTGAGACTGCAAGTTTTTCTAGCCATACATCATTTCCATATTCAGCTAAAAGAAAAATAGTTTCTTCTACACACAAAATTTGAAGAATTTTATTTGTGCCATTTAGCTCCCAATAAGACCAACTGCTTTGTGCTCTTTCTGATCCTTCTCCTTGGTTTCTGTAAAAGTATTTATAAACATAAATTCGATTTGTATAGCCAGCTTTGCTAGATAAAGCGAACCAAGAATTACCAGTATCGTTCGTTGTTAATTTATAAACTTCAGAAGGAATATAACTACTAACATAACTTGTTAAATCAGAAGCATCAGCAACTAAAGCACTACCAGCACCTTTAACTGAAAACTCTCGGAAGCTACTCCATAATCCATTTGCTTGGCAGAAGATTATTGATCCAGCTACAGGAACAGGTCTACATTGAATGTCTATTTCATATTGAGTTAATACGGTAATAACTGCACTTTTAGGAGAAAGTATGGTTTCTGCTGCATTAAATCTAAATTGAATTTGATCAGAAAATACAATCAACTCATCCTGATATGCCACTGCATACCTAAGAATTGACACTTTGTTATTACTAGCTTGTAAGTCTATTGGATCAGAATCTAAAACAGTAGTTACTGTCTCTGGGAAGAAACTGAAGAACTCTTTTGCTCGGCTTAAAATTATATATTCATCGGCTAATACTCCAAGTCTTCCTTTATAAATAAAAATGTCCTGAATCGGATAGCCAATAAAGCTTGGGTCTGGTGCGCTATCTGTATCACCACATGTTCTTTCTCCCCATTCTGGGATCTTGGTTCCGCCTACGGTGCTTCCGTCAGCAGGCCCAAAGTGGAACTGACCATTAGCTAATCGAACAAGGACATGAGGCATTGTTGCCTTGTCAATCTTGTATTGATCTCCTGGGCTGACACACTCTTGCCATGAGCCTTCTCCAAAAGTTCCAGCACCAGTTCGAGGAACAAATTCCACATGGTAATCATCAAAGTTATTCCCTGGATCTCCTACGATTTCAACTTGATAACCTTCGGGTGCAATTGTTGGAAGCTCAGTAAAGACCTGTACTTCATTCGTTATTGCAGTTATATCAGCATTTGCTCTAGCACATTTAGCAGCAACAGTAATTGCATTAGCAGAAGTCAGATGTAATACACTTCCTTTCCTCGTGATCGTTACCCCTGAAATACTTCCTAAACCTGTCTTTACATTCTCTGCAATTGTTGATGTATCAATTCGGTGTTCTGTTGATGAACTACCTGAAACCACGACAGGAGCAACAGCAGTGTCTACTGTTACTTCAGTTCCATTGACGTTTACGACGTAGGACTGACCGTAGTTAGCGGCCTTAATCCAAACCAATGCTTCATGTGCATTAGGTCGAGAAGTAGCAGGAGCCGTATCGCTAGTCATAGCAGGTATGGCTTTTGTATTACTTATGAACGTAAAGTCGGCTATCGTTGCTGCTCTTATATCTAGCTTTGAACTGACAACAGAATTGAAATAGTTGTAAGCATTAGTAGCAGGGTTGACTGTCTTCTCGTTTCCATCTAAGTCGTAAACCTTGATAGCAGTTTTACCAATAACAACTAAATATTTTTCACCTGAGTCACGCAGGATTTGATGGAAGTAAACATCTCCATAAGTTGATGTTGCTACTTTGGCTATGCACTTTGTACCTTCTCTTTTCCTAAGTCCTTCTGTTAAAGAACTCATCCCATTGATTTGTTTTTCTCCCTGAGATGGATCTCGTTGTCCGTCAGGTTGTAAAGAAGTTCCCTGTATTAAATTAGGGATTGTATAAGAAGCAAGATTAGCCATCTATATATCCTCTCCTTCTTCCTAGTAATCCATAGCCTGCTGAATAAGTTCTTCCTGGGATTAGCCCTGGACCACCTGTAAGGCTATTGGGTTGTGATTGTTCTATCTCAATTCGTTGCAATTCAATTAACGCCCCTTGTTCGTCTAGTGCTGTGTACTTAAAGATTGCGTCATCTGCTAAGACACGATCACTAAAGACTCTTGCAGATCTTATAGTTGTCCACCTATTGAAAACTTCTGGACATTCATCCCAAGGTAAAAGCCAAATGGTATCTGCCTTAATAGTTTTCGCTACATCATCAGGAATAATGTAAGTTCTTTTTTCTCTGTCATATACCTTGGTTCCTCTGACGATGAAACGACCATCCCATTCATAGGGATCAGTACTAAAGCTGACGAGGTTATCAGGAACAATAATTTGATTATCTACGTTCTTTGAAAATTCATATTCATACTCGGTGTTCCAGCTCCATCCTCTTGTCTGTCCTTCTTTGAAAAACTCTAGGATTGTCTTCTCAGCCATTGCAGCTTCTACTACTTGCTGAGTTTCTAAACTGTTGACAGGTTGCTCACCAATATTTTGAAGACAGATATTTACAGCTTCTAAAAGTGTGGTTCTCCCTGGTGCTTTTGATTGATTGGCTAATCCCATAAAAAAAAGACTGCACACATGCAATCTTCATCTTATCGGTTATTTAGAAGAAAGTCCCCTGACTGAACAAAATCAGGGGAAATTAGTACCTCTGCTAGTAATAATCTATGGGATTTCGATTACACCTGCACACTCGGCTCTCAGTACATTCATACCAATAGCCATACGAGCAACCATGAGGCTTGCTTGGTACATGACATTAAAAGATGAGCCTTCAGGTGTGACCTGTAAACTCGGTGATTTTAAAGTCAGCACACCGATTGCGTCTCTATGGAACACGATTGCTTTATTCTTAGACAAATCCTGCTGATAAGCAGCGTTTTTGTCATAAGTGCCATTCGTATAAGAGGCTTGGGTTACATGGTTTGACATGTGAACATCAATACCCTTAACACGCAATACACGTCCTCCTGCAAATGATCCATTCTCACCGCCACCACTGTTGAAATCAGTGTTGATTGCTCTAGTGGAGTCAAGTAAGAAATCGTACTCGTCAGGGCCAACAACGCAAACTAAGTTCTCAGTTGGAACATCAGCTTTTTGCATCTCAACCTTGATAGAACTAATCTTTTCAATTAGCTCATCACCCTTAGCGTTCTTGGTAGCTGCTGCATAACCAGATGAAAGTGTCGCTGTATGTCCTGTGCGATTAGCGTTAATAGTCTTCGCCAGTGGTTCTGTCGAAGTGTTCGCTGCTGCATAGAGAACTCTAGCGGCTCTTTTATCCCATTCGTAAGCAAGAGCAAGGCCCAACTGATTAGTGATATCAGACCTTTCCTCATAATAATTCATTAACCTATCTAGGTCGTAAATAACCTGATCGGCTATTAACAATCCATCTAAATTAATGACCTGTTCGTTTCTATCTCCAGGGCTATTTGTTGCCCCTAATATTGGCGAACCAGGTACGTGATAGGCCGCCGAAGCGCGTCCAGAAACGGGGAAGGCTGCTGATTTGCCGCCTGATATGGTCCGTTCTTTTACTTTACCTTTAAATACACAATTGCGCTCGAAGGCTGAAAGAAGCTCACTAATTCCCAGTTTGAGAAAGAGAGCGTCTACAGCATTTGCGCCTTTAATTTGACCTAAACGGTCTAAACTGGCATTAGCCATTTGACTATTTTTTTATAGGTGAGTGTCTTTCTTTGTTTGATTAATTAAGTTATCTCCCGCAAGAGGCTTAATTAACTGCACAAGTGCAGAACAACTCATGCAAAAATAATAGCGTTAAAAGTCGTATTCAGTTAATGGTGATCTTTCCATTGTTGTCTCAACCCATTTTCTATACTTAGGATCTACGTCATATTTTCTTCTACCTGTTTGTTTATCTATTGCTGATATAGCTGCTATTGCTTGATCCTTTGAATTAAATACATCAGCACCAGATGATGTGCCGCCTGATATTAATTTTGGCTCATCATTTATTCCTTTAAATTTATTCATCATATTTCTTACAGCACTTTCAGCGACTTGTAAATTCCCTCCGTCTACAAGCATGTTATATGTTGCTAATTCTGTTTCGTTAATACCTCCATTTCTCATCCACTCAGTCATTTGATTGAATGATTGTTCGCCTCCAACTGAATTAATAATGTTATCTGCATCAGCTTTATTTAGCCCTGGTGCTTCTGCTTGTTGTTGCTGTGGTGTTTCTTGTTTAGTTCTGCCTTGTAAATAAGCATCAACTAATTTTCTAGGGATACCACCTTTATCAACTAGGGCATCAATCTCTTTATCTACATTTTGCCCTGACCAAAACTTGCTAGACATTTCAACAGGGTTCACCTCTGCCTTCTCCAAGGCGTTAGTAACGTCTTCCCCGTAAAACTCTATACCAAGTTCTCTTGTGTATTCTTCAGGCTTCTCAGGCCAGTTATCAGGAGCTTGTGACTCTTGGGTTTCCTGCTTGCCTTCGCTGAGTTTGCGTTCAGCTTCTTGATAAGCCTTTAATAAATCATCCGTAGATTTAAACTTTCCACCAATTAATTCTTCATTGGTTTCAGTTTGATCTTGAGTTTCAGGTTGGTTGATATTTGCCTGTTGCTCTTCAACTTCTTTAACAAAGTCATCAAAGATATCTTCCTGCCCTGGACCGAGCATATCTTTTACTTCTGGGCCTGGAGTGGTGGTCATTGTTGTTCAGTAGGTTGTGAAAGTTCCTGAGTTGTAGCAGCAGCATTAGCTAACTTTTGAGGGTCAGCCATGCCCGACTGCATTGCTTGTTGCATCATTGCCTGTTGTTCTGCTTGTTGTTTTTCTTGTTCAATCTGCTCATCAGTTTTTACTAGACCGTTAAGTTCCATCCCCATTGATGAAGCTAGTCTCCTTATCAACTCACTCGTATCGACATACATTGCAATTCCCTCTGGCCCGATACTTTGCTGAAGGATCTGCATAAATCTTGCAGTCTTTTCAAGATCATTTGAACGCCCTAATGCTCGTAGTCCTACAGAAAGTACAGGCTTAACAAGCTTATTAGGAAGTACAGGTATCTTCCCTCTCTTAGTAAGTAGAACTAACTTTCTTGCTATGTATGGACGTATTAATTCTTGACTTAAAATTGAAAAGATAGAACCGAGATTTGCAGATATCTCTCTTTCTAATATTCTGATTTCCTCGGCTGTCACTCTTTCTGCGTCCCTCGGATTTTGGAGCATGAAGCTTTGAGATAGTCTTGCTTCTACAGTTGCCAAGCTCTGAAGGGCCACTTGCATGTCGTTTCCTTTATCGGTTCTAATTGTAAAAACGTCATCAGGATTTCCTGCCAGGAAACTGCCGTTTGCGGCCTCCGCGAGCTTCTTAGGATTAACAACACTACTAGGTTTAACAAGGTGTTTTGTCTGTGCTGCGATCAATGCGCCTTCTGTGATTGCTTGACTTAAAGCCTCGGCTGTTTTCAGATCAGCCATACATGCAGCTTCTATATAACTAGGCGCATAACTTTCTCCTTGGGTTCTATACATACGCAATGGAAGCCAGGGACTTTGATCTTTGGGTGCTGATCCTCTTTGCCCTGGAATCTCTGCCCCTTTTATTTCTTGATACCAATGGACAGTATTCCCTTCCCAGTAGACATTGGTGAAAACCTCAACATCATTTTGATAATCAGAGTCATCTCTACCATCAACAATCCCTTTCACTTCTCCATCTTCTTCCTTCAATAATTCTTGTGCTGCCTCTGGTAATGCTTGCTTTGCTATCTTTTCGCAGACAATGATTTGAAGAGGGTTGCCAATTGAATCTCTCTTCAATACATATCTTGAAAGAGGAAAACATTGCAAGCCATTCTCTTCGATATAAATCAGAGCATTTCCGTAAACAACTAATTGAGTTAGAGCTTCTTGTATTGCCAATCTGTCATTGCTCGTTTCCATATCGTTTAACAAGACTCTTTCTAATCTTGCTAACGCCAAATCGAAATCTGTTTTCTGTTTTGCTAACTCCTCTGGGGGTGCGCCTGCCTCTGCTAACTGCTGCTGATTCTTTGCATATTCAATTTCATCAATAGTAAATCTAAATATCTGTTCAGTTGGTGGCAGCAAAGATAAAAGTAATTTGGCAACAATTGTCTGTGTTCCTTTTTGGCCCACTCCATTCCATTGGTTATTGATCTTCTTTTCCTTCTGACCAAATCCATCTGTATCTTGCATCAAATATGGAAGCGTTAAGCTTGCACATTCATTGCCAGTTTCAATATTGCTATTCCTTTCGGATTCAAGTTTTCTATATAGCTCTGCACATTTACCAGATGATGAATACTTCATGTTCATTTACCTCCAAGGTTGACACCCACGCCGCTAGTTTTTTTAGTTGAACCGACGCTTAGGTTTTTAGTAGGTGAGTCATATCTAGCTTGTTGGAATACACCTTTCTTGTTATTTATTTTTGCAGTTGGCCCTTGTTGGCCTACGTCTCTACTACCTAAAACACTTAAAGATCTTTGTGCCGCTTCTTGCATCTGTGCCTGTTTCTGCCTTTCGGCGGCGGCGGCTTGTGCGCTCGCCAATTCTGCGGCATGTGCAGCCTCCTGATCTTTCTTGGCTTGTAAGAAATCAGCTTGTTGCTTTGCTTGCTCGGCTTCAATTAGCGTTTGTTGTTTTAGTAAAGCATCGTATTGATCTGCTTGATTCTGAAGAGCGATCTTACGTTGTTCTGCTATTCGTTCATTCTCTAACTGCCTCTGCTTGGCAATCTCATCTAGCCTTGCCTGCTCTTCGGCGGCTGCCTTGTTGACTTTTTGCTGTCCGTTGCACATGGTTAAACTCCTACGTTAACGCCGCTACCAGAAGTGTTCTGAACGGAGTTTTGACTTACTTTTAAAGTTGATTTATTTTTATCTTTTTTCTTTGGTTTAATTGTTGTTGTTGTCTGTGCATTTTCAGGATCAGTTTGTTTCGTGGTAACAGCGTATGTTTGTCCTGCTGCTGGACCTGAATAACTAGCCACAGTATTTTGATGAGATGTTTTTAAGGCTGCAAGTTCGTCGGTTAGCGTTTTAGTCGTTGCTGCTGCATTATCTATCTGAACCTGTAAAGCATCAGTAAAGGTTTTGTTTTGCTTTTCAGAGTTTTCAATAAACAAATCCAGCTTGGCTTGGTTTGCATCCAGTTCTTCTTGGCTTGGCCCTTGATAAACAATCTCAGGCATCTTTGGTTTTCCGAAAATGTTGCACATGGTTTTAGTATTTAATAGTGGTGTTCAAGCCCGTACCAGAGCTTTTCTTTGTTGATGTTTTCTTTTGACTAACCCTGTCAACACGCAAGCTTTTCTTTCCCTTCTTTTTGTTTTTAGTTTTGTCTCTATCTCTTCCTACAACTGGAGCTTTTGCAGTTTTATCAGGAGGTGGTGCGCCTATTAATTGAGACATCCTTGCAGCATTAGCGCTGACATCTTTTGCTGCTGATATTTTAAAATCTTTGATACTTGATAAAAGATTCTGATTATCTAACTGTGCTTGACTTAATTGACTTTGTAATAACGTCCCAGTATTTTGCTGCTGCTGCTGCATCAACATGATTTGAGTATCAAGTTGAGAATCGTATGCAGACGTATCAGGCATTGTAATTGTGGTGCCACCACCACCGCCGTTACACATTTAGCTCACCTCCAAGTTTACGTCGGCTGTTTTTTGCTCATCTAGAAGCATTTTTAAATAGGCGACTACCTCTTGTTGTCCGATCATTACATCAAGTTCTCTATGGGTCATAGACCTAAGAGGATTACTTGGAAAAGTATCCTCTAATTTCTTGATTAAAGCTTCAGTAACAAGAGGCTCAAACACCTGCAACTATGCAGAACAATATCAGTTTATCGGTGGATTCCAAATTAGGGGAGTATTAGTTTTTAAGTTGTATTCTCCTTGCCTTAATATTCGAGCGCATCTTGCTTGACTTAAAGCAAATCTTTCATCAAATCCTGCCTTCTCATAAGCAGCTAAAACGCTGTGCCACATATCATTTTCATTCTTACACTTAGCAAGAATTTTACTAGCACCAACCTTTCCACATTTTTTTAAGCCTGGATAAGAATCTGTTGCATCTCCTGATAAGACTTGTGTAAAGAAAGCATGATCGGCTGAATATTTTGTTACTTCTATTAATTCTCCACCTCTGAGATGCAGACCAGGGATAGTCAACATGTCCTTATCTTCAGAAACAATCACATCATTTTCACAATACAAAACACCCATCACATCATCACCTTCAATTCCCTCTAAAGCAGCAGAAGGAAATTTATCTTGCAGTTTCTTTTTAAACTCTGCGTAGCCTGCTGGAATTGATCTTAATTTCTTTTTCCTATCACTTTTGTAGGTATCCCAAACGTCATAACGAAAGCTCTTACCTTTTCCCCAACAAAGAACTAATCCGTAATCAGGTAGTAATTCATTAATTGTATGTAACTGATCAGTAAAATTAGCTAATGCCTCTTGATAATCAATGGTGTAATGCCATGTATCAGGGTGATTTTCTGGATCCCATAATGTATAATTTTCTGTTGCAAATGCAGCTTTAATAGAGAATAATTCTGCATCAATTAGTGCCATTTTCATATCATCTTTCTCCTACAACCATAACTCTTACGTTTGGATGATCTTTAGAAAGTTCGGCAACTGCTTTTCTTTTTGCATCGGCTGGATTCAATGCAGTGTATATCTTTTCACAACTTCCAAATCTCATTTTAGGTGAGTTATATCGCACACGATAATGTTTGTAATCACCCAAGAAAGGATCACGAGAGGTAGCTGGAATTGTTTTTCCCATGTTGTTCATTAAATGTTTTTAGATCTCTAAAAGTAAAGTCTTGAAATTCTGGATGTTCTTCTAAAAATTTATCGCTTGGTATTCTTCCATTCGTTTTCCCCTTATTGAATTGAGCGATAGACCACTTCCCACTGAGAAGCCCACGTTCTAAAATTTTTATTAACTGGGAATCGTCGATTAACTTGTCCATCAGTTCCCTCCTTTGAGCGCTCGGTTAGCCTTAAAAGTTTTGTAAGCTTGTTTGTTCTCTTTGTCGGGTGGTTCATAGTTAGATACTGGCTTAGGTGGCATTAAGGCCAATTGATTTGGCACAGGTTGACACATGGGAGGTAGTGTTTCTTTGAATCCCCAACTTCTATTAGGTTTTCCGTTCTCAAGTCTGTAAAGAAAAGTCATCAACTCATCCCAAGTGGGATAGCGCAGAAAATCTTTATTGGTTGTTGTCTGAACAAACTGCTCAGAAGCCCATAAAAATTGTTCTTGACTTACTTCTGGGTAGGCTTGAGTAAAGGAGACAAATTTTAGTTGAGATATTTGAGCCGACCAACGATCAGCCTCTTTAATTCTTAAGTGTGCAGCTATCATTTCCGACGCTGCTAAGAATGTCTGGATGCTTAACTTGCTTTGTTTTGCCATTCCCTTACTGCCTCATTCATGGCTGGATCTTTAGGAGCTAAGCCTCCTCCTGGGTTAGGTGTTGGCTCTGGTGCATGATTTAAGTAGCTAAGTTTTAAAGCTTGCCACCCATGCTCAATGCCAGCCTTCGCTAATTCCTCTTGTAAGTAAGAAGGCAATCCATATAATCGTTGAACACTCAAAGTAAAAGCATCTCTTGACCAAACAGCTTTACTCTTTTGCTTAAGCCATCTGCTTTCATTCCACCATTTACAGATCAATGGTCGAACATCTATAGAGATGCCATCTAAAACTTCAGCGTCCTCCTTGGCTACATATTTTTCACCTGAAGGAAGTGCTGCGACTCTTGCTCTTTTAACCTTGTTTGGTTGAATTGGGCTTACTTCACAGACTCCGAAAGGCTCACCAACAGATACGCAAACACGTTCCAGCGTTGAGAATTTAAAACTACAGTCCAAGCACATCCTGACCCTCATATCACACTCTGCGTGTTTACGAGTTTCCATTACTTTGGTATTTGTTTTTTTACATTTTGGGCATTGCATTAGTAAGTAACCTGTAAATGAATGTACGAGTCTTTAGGTTTAGTTTTACTCCATATCCAAACGCCATGAGGCATGATGCTTACTCGGTCATCAGACCAAATAATCCCTTTGCCAGCATCTAAAACAGCGCCACATAAGTTATCGCCGTCATGCCTTGCGGGGCCACCGAAATGGAGGGTAACTTGTTTAACCCTTTCTAAGGGAGGTGCAGTCCACCACTCCCTCATTTGTGCTTTTAAATCTGCCTGCCATTGTTTATATTCTTTGGACATATATGGAGGCATAGGCTTACCTTTTTTCACGCCAAAGCGAGGTCTTTCTTTACTCTTTAAAGGAACATAAAAAGTAAATTCTGCGACACTATCTTTAATCAAAATGGAATGTCCTCTTGATTAACTTTGTTGAGTTGTTCCTGAACATTGGAAGAGTCAACATTCAATGAAGACGGTGTACCTACTGCTTCAAAATCTGTTACGTCATCAGCAAATTCTGGGTCAACGCTAAAGGCATCTGCATCAGGATCGTATTCAACGTGCTTAAGAACCTGAACACCTTTTAAAAATAATGAAACACCTAATCCACCTTTGTTATAAGGGAAAATAGAAAAGGAAACTTTGACGATACTTCCATTTCCAATAAGCTTTCCTTGATCCCAAGGTCTTAGGTTTGCGTCAACTACTTTCGGTGCGCCTAATAATTCACCTTTGTTGCTTTTTTCCTTTCTTTTGAATTTGAATTTTATATAACCAGTTTCAATTTTATCTCCATTTTCATTTTCATAGGCTTCAAAGTCGTAAGGCAACCTACCTTTCTTTTTGCCATGAGCTTCTGTAAATTCTTCATCAATTTTGGTTCTTAAATATTCGCAATCTTCTGGCTTCCAGCGCATCCCCATAGTCCATTCATTTTCATTGCTGTATTTGTTTAATCTTGGAAGACCTAAAACACAAGCGAAGACTGATTCTCCTTTTGGAGTAACCAAAGATTGTGGCATTTGTTCTGTATGTATGCAGAGTTCTAAGCGTAACGCCTAGGATTTGGCGACGCAAGGGGGCTAAGAATAAGCGTATGAATTTTCTCCAGGGTTAAGGCAACAGAATGTAGCTGCTCTTGGTGGCCCATCTATACTCTCAATACCAGTGTTAGCAATGATTTCACTCCTTATTTTCTTTAACCATTTCTGTTTAAATGTTGTTCCAAGTTGCTTCAAAAGTAACTGATGTAAGTACTCAGCATCGGTTGGAATTGTTGCGAAACAGTCATGGTTTGTAAGGATTTGCACGTTTTTTGCACTACATGTGGAGATGACTTGGAGACATATTGCAGCATCAAAGCTAGTGATGGTGTTAGCCATAATTGAGCGCTTGGTAATCCGAGCAGAAAAAAGATCTTTATTTTCATATTCGTTCCAAGGTGTCCATCTTCTTTTTCCTCTTGTTAACGAGTAAACGCTCTTCCTTGGGTCGATTTCATCACCTAATTCAATAGGCCAGCCAACTGGTGAAGTCCATCTAATTTTTTTATTCTGTTCTAAGACTTTTTTTGCAACTAGCTTCAACCATTCCTGCAATTTGAAGCTTGAGTTCAAATAATAATCCAATGAAGATTTAATTATCTTTGCTAAGTAACAGGCTGGACCAAGGTAATGATGTTGCCAATCATAAACCATTTTATCTGGGGCTTTCTCTTCTAATCTTGCAACTAAATAATCAACAAGTCCTAAGTATTGCGCCCCATATATTGCAGTCATACAGGGGAGTTTCATTAACGATCTATCTATCCCATATTCAAGCCAAAGTTCTGCAAATTTCTTTTTTGTTGGATTGCTTTGTAGATCTTTAGTAACTTCCAAGTGAACATGATCAGCAACGACTTGATATAGATCGCTCTTTCTGTCACCAACGCAATTTGTCCATGACGCTAATTTGTAATCTCCAGTCAACATGCTTGAGATTGCGACACCACTGCAACATTGATCTAATCTGATTGGACATCTAGAAATACTATTGGGATTATCTATCTGTTTTTTAACAGCCCTGCATAGCTGTAGATATTGCCACTTATCTTTTGCATCTCTCCATAACTCAAGACGGTCAAACGGCGCTTCAGCTACCGCACACATCTGTTTGATATGATCTTCTCCCCACTTATGTCGTTCTAGCCATAGATCATTGATTCCATAATGTCCTGCTGCTGCTATTAATAACCATGAAAAACCCTCTTCACTACAGCGTTTACCTTTAGCAAAATCAATACAAGCCTTAGACCAGTCTGGTCCTTGATGTGTTGCAAGTTTATTCAATGTGTAGACTCTTCCCCTTTGATCTGCGAAATATTGGTTGTAAACAATACGTCCTGCGACCTCTTCTAATTCCCTTATGTCCTGTTCAATTTTATTTCTAATTCCTGCACCATTGTTGCGGTCTTTTTGTGCTGCCCATCTCTCTTTTACATAATTTTTATATGCTTTTGATCCTATATGTTCTGTTGGTGGTACAGGCTCTTCTTTGGGGTCACGTTGGACTGGAAATAACCCACGAATATTGCAGTCCCACGCAGTTCTCATATCATCCACCATCCTTTTGTCGATTGCTAGTGCTTGTCCCTCTAAGTGATGGACTGGCTTTTTGATTACCCTTAAATCTTTCTCAGTTATGTAATCAATATCATTTCTTGATCTAATAAATGGTTTGTTCTCTCCTTTCCTATACATTGTCCAACAAGGCTTAGGCTTAATTAATAAAGGCAGCCTTCTTATTGGTGTTGGTCTTGGTGGGTTCCTTTTAATAATTTCCTGCGTTGCTTCTGTTGCATCAACAATCGTTTTGATCTTTCCCTTGTTACTTAAAGGCAAAATCTCAATCAAATTTGTATGAGTAACAATGACCTGAAGTAATAATCCTCCGACCTCTTGCTTTTGAATTGCAGTCCAACTTTCATCCTCAATCCGTAGCTGCTGCAATATTCTTTTGTTACTTAAAGCTTTTGGCCCCTTCTTCTTCTTGATTAAACGCATCAAGTGAGGGTTCATCTTCTCAACTTTCCCTGCCCTTAACTCATCCTCTAGTGCTCGGCCTATCCCTTTAGCTAAATCCTTTTCATAAGGTCTAGCGCTAATAGTGTCTAGTACCACACTTAAAGCAATTGAAGATATAGTTCTTGGTCCTCTATTTGTTACATGTAAAAGCAAAGGCCATGCAGCAAAATGTGGCCCAGGTTTATGTGGATTTTCTAGAAGATCTTCTAATAATATTCCTAATCCAATTGATATCTTTTCAGCGTTCTCATTAAATAAAACTCTTCCATACTCAGTAACACTTTCATTGCCCTGAGCTTTTAATTTTGCTCGGTCATTAATTGCTTTCCATTTAGCATTTTCTTTCTCTCTAATCTCACGCTTTTTCTGTAGCGAAATGGTTTCGGTGGATGGAAAATTTGCGTCGTATTCCTCCTTTTTTACCTCCTTTTCCACTTATTTATTCTCTACCTGTGTATCGCCCTTATTTTCCCCTGAAACACTAGGTTTTGGAACTACTTTGCACTGGTGGAATGGTCTCCATCGGATTTTAAGTCTGGTGGTTTCATCGAGAACACTGACTGGTACTGAAGGGCTTTCGTTATTTTGATTGTAGATCATGGAGTAAAAAGTGCAAAAATTTGGTCTTGGTAGACGCATGATTGTGGGCAAGTTTCACCTAGGGTTATAGGATTGTAAAAACCACTTGCCAGCGTGGTGGAATTGGTAGACACACAGGACTTAAAATCCTGAGATCAGCAATGATCGTACGAGTTCAAGTCTCGTCGCTGGTATTAACTTTCAAGAGCCTCAACGCAACGACTTAAAGCCATAGTATTTGTATGTAAATAAACTTGCACTGCTGCAATACTTCTCCATCCTCCAAATTGTTTTATTTCTAATAGAGGAACACCTTTCTTTGCCAATTTTGTGGCACAAGTATGCCTGGTGCAATGCCAAGTCAATCGCTTGTCCTCTTCCATATCCATTTCTCTTTTAACTTCTTTGATTAATCTTCTTAAAATGTGATAAGTAATCTCATCTCTCCATACATAATCATTCTTTCTTTTACCCTCTACCCAGGGCTTAATCGCTTGATACGCTCTATCTGTCATAGGAACAGTTCTAGGTTCTCCATTCTTTGACTTATGAATAAGGACTTCTTTGGTTTTTAAATTTACATGTTTAACTTTTACCCTTAGAGATTCTCCCCACCTCGTACACATATCTAATGACCATTTGAATAAATCAACCAACTGTATATAACCGCACTGAGTCCAGTATTTAATAAAGAAAGCTTCTTCCTCTTCTGAAAATACTCTCTTAGGTCTTTTTACATCTTTTAAGTTTGGTGGCAATACTGGATATTCTTTTAAATGACCAAAGGTAATGGCAGCGCCAATCATCCCTTTTAAATAAGTCGTTTTCTTATTAACTGTTGTAGGTTGTCTGTCCTCAGATAATTGATCTTCTCTAAAATCATTCCACTGGGTTGCGTCAATATCCTTTAATAAAAAATCAGGACCAAAGAATCTAATAATTTGATTACTTCCACCAATACAAGTCTTAAGTGAAGCAAGATCTTTCCATACTGTTTGTTGCGCTAACCTTTGTGCCTCAATCAAAGTTATATGCAGTTTTACTGGTGATTTTCTTTGAGCTTTCTTTTTAAATAACTCGTTAAATTCTTTTTGTTTTGCAAGTGCGTCTTGTTTTGTCTTGCAACTTGTTTTTCTTCTAGCGCCATTGATAGTGACATCAACGACATAGCCCTTCTGGGCTTTACGGATAGTTCCTAGCATGATTCAGTTTGGTTGGTGGTTGTTGTTTAAATTTTGTCTAGCTGACGTTTTAATGCTTTGCCTTTAGGTTTTAGCCAAACACAAAAGCGTCGGCCTTCTTCTGGGTCAGGTTGTACCTCTAATAATTCAAAGCCTTTATATCCTTTTCTATGAGTTTCGCCTAAAGCATTAATAGTTCTGCTCACTGTTGAATTAGTCAGGTTTAATGCTTCTTCTATCTCTGAATAGGTGCATCCCTCGTTCTGACAAACAAAGATAAACACCTGAACATGATGTAGCGGCATCCCTGTCGGATTAATAGTGGCAAAGGCTTCAAGACCCTTCTCCAATTCAAATAGATCCATCCGTTGTAGTGCCTCCTGGCCCTAGGAGATATGCAGCTTTGCAGATCAAATTTAACCTGCTTTTGTGCCTTGTGTCCATTGCTTAATTGTTTGAAAGCTTTTTGAAAACCATACGAAGCGAAGAGATTAAACTCCTTGTAGCCACTTTTAAGAGGTATGGTGACACTCAATAAAAGTTCTGTTGCCATTCAATTGTTTGCGAAGTTCGTTTATACTTAAGTGTGTCGCCTATCCCTAGGAAACAAGACCTTGTTAGCTTATATCTGCACATATACAAAATAGAACAGCTAGTCAGACAAGTAGTTACCAATTAGATCTTTACCTACATCGGTTAGTATCAATTGATAACCTCGTTTGTGTGGGTGTTCCCTTCGTTGTATCAATGGTTCCCCCCCTTGGTTAATCCATTTCCCTTTGCAATAACGACCTCTTCCTGATAAATAATGAATCACTCTTGTAACTGTTGTAAGAGGCATAGATTCACCTTTTTCATCAAGCATTATTGAAGTTAAATCAGAGATGTTATCAACACCTGAAGCGACAAATAACAATGCCTCCACCTGTGTAGTAGTGATTATCTTATTTCTTTTCCTGAACTCACTTAAAAAAGATGCAAATTTAAAAGTGTTATTCATTTTTTAACCTCCTTTGCTTTTGGTTTGCGTTTAGGGTTCGTTGCTAGACCTCGTTCCTGACTGGATTCCTTTTTCGCTGCCTTTTCTTCTTTATGTACTCTGATTTCATGCCTTCGTTTTTCGATAGCAATTTCAACCAGTTTTTCTAAGGCATTTGCACACCTATTTAAATCAATCTCAGCGTCAGATTTAAAGACTCTTTGCATCTTCCTCCTCCTTAGAAATTTCAATCCATAGCTCTTTATTTTCAGCATGGATCAAGACATGGTTAAGAGCTTTCGCTATCGTTTCCTGATTCTCTTTTAATTGATGAATTAATTTAAATAGTGTCTTTACTTCTTTAGTTAAGGTACTCATTCTTTGGGCAAAGGTAGCTAACGCTTCCATTACATTCATTCTATCCCCTTGAGATAGTTGCCTAGACCTCGCTAACTGATAGCCAAGTTCATCAAAATCTATTTTATCCTTAGTCATTTTTTACCTCCTTTAATGGTTCTGGGAATTGGTCGGTTAGATGATGAAACCATGCGTCTTCCTGAGCCGCATAAATAGCGGCTTTATCAGGATCAGGCAAGTTGATTTCTTCTATTCGTAATTGGTTCTTATCCATTACAAACCTCCTGTAACTTTTGAACTGTATCAATCATCTTTCGCTGATCACTTTCCATCTTTTTATATAACTTGTTTACTTTCTTGACTGCGTTGTATCCATGCTCATTAGTTTCCTTTAGTTCCTTTAAGCCGTAGTTTTTACTGACTAGATCACAATAATATTTAAGGAAGCTTAATTCACTTAAATTCATTTCAAGGATGCCTGTTTTTTTATCAAGCATTTGATCAAGATTTGCCATGAGAATTTGTTCTCCAAAAATTAATAAGTTTAGTTAGTTCATCTATTCTCTTTTGAGCTAGATAAATCTTTTCTTTAGTAGTTTTATTTATTTTATTAATCCAATTAGTTCTAACTGGATAATAAACATTTTGTATTGGATGATGTACCATTTATTCGCTATCTTCAACAAAAAACATATAAGTTCCTCTATCCTTTTCAATACTGACCATTTGCCAATTTAGAGGGCAAGAATCAAGCCATCTTGAAAACTTTTCAGGCATTAAATACCCTTGGTAGTATTCACCCTTTTTATTCAATTCATTAGGCATTTTAAACGGTTGGTAGTTGTTGAATAGATGACATTTAAGCCATCCATGAAGCCCACTATTTAAGAAGGCTTCAAGGATAGATTAATTAACTTCGTATCTTTCTAAATATGCCTTCTTTTCTTGTTCTCTATCTTTTACAATCTGTTTATAAAAATCTATTTGTTCATCCATTAAAGTTAGCTTTCTAATTTGTGTCTTATAATCATTTTCTTTGGCTCTTTCTAGATCGTTATAAGTACAAATAAGATCATCATCGGCTTTATCTCCTAGCGTTGACCACGCCTTCTCAGCCCTTTTTAAGGCTGAGTTAAAGCGTTCTTTATATGTATTAGTTTTATTCATTTTTATAATTCCTCACTATCAAATACAACTGCACCTGTATTTAATTCTTCTCTATATCCTATGTAGGTTTTTTGCCATACTTTATCCCCTAAATGCATATCAGCAGTCCTAGTAGATACTTTGTAAGCAGCTACATATTGATTAGGGAAAAGCTCATAAGTAAAGCTTTCCCCGATCTTGATATCTTTAAATAATTTTTTCATTTACTTAACCTCACTTCCTAAGATTCTATTTACTGCGCTTGTTGCCTTTCCTAGCGCTTTAAAGAGATATTTAGGGTCTTGCTTAAGTGAGCTAATCCAAGACTGAAGATAAGCCGCGTGGTTAGTTGTATTGGAACTAATTTGCAACCTATGACAAATAAGAAAAGCGCCTAACTCTGCAACTAATTCTTCTTTGGCATATTCACTACTTCCAAAGCTTGTAGACTTTAATCTATTAAGTCTACTGCTATGTCCGGTGCTGTGTACCATTTCATGGAACCAAGTACTGTATAAGGCTTCACTGTTATCAAATAACTTTCTCTCAGGCATGTTTATCTGGTCCCTAGTTGGCTTATAACAAGCCCTACTGCCCATCCAAAGCGTCTCAAGCTTCTCTTGCTTGTGATATGCCTTGGCAGCGTTTTCACAATCTTCTAGGCGCTTTGGTTCCTCATTCCTGGCTTGTTCTTCTCCTAGTGCTTTCTTCTTCATCTCTTCTAACCCTTCACCTTCGAAGCATGAAACATGAAACACTGGGCAAGGCTTATAAGATGTCCAGGCTGCAATAACAGGATTACCATTATTGTCTAGCTTTGGCTTGCCATTCTTGTCTTCCACTTCCCTAGCGTTCAACTGTGGTCTGGTTATATAAACCGCTTTACTTCCTTTCTTAATCGTTAACCCTTTATCAATTCCCTGTTTAGCACCTAACCATAAAGCTTCATCATAGTTCCTACACATTGCGTACATCTCAAGCAATGCCACATTGCCACCATGATAAAAGTTTCCTGTTATTAAGTTTTGGTGTCTTCCATCATTCTTGCTTTCCCATTCTTTTCTCCAAGGATTCTTTCCCTTTTCCATTAGTTCGATTAATTCCCCACAGAGTTTCTCCTCTGGTGTTGGCTTTGTAGCCTTCTTTGTTCGTTCTTTAGTAGCCATAAGACTTAATAAGTTGTTGGTGGTTGTTGTTCTGCACTGGTGTAATGCAGTGTTCTTATTATTATCACTGATTGCCACCGATGGCAAGTAAAGGGATTAGGCAAACTCTCTATCTGTAACAAATATCACTCTCTCACGCCTTCTCTGCATCCCTTCACACTTCACCCTGACCACTTCACAACCCTTCATTCCTTAGCCATCGGATTGATAATCTTCTGAGTACTCAGTCAGTCACTAGATAGATATAGCCCCCCTCCCCCCTTAGCCATTTTTTATTGATTCTTTTGATCTTTTTTTTGTTTTTCTATGATTTCTTGAAGGGGGTCAAGGGGGAACCCTTGGACGCCGAGCGTAGGGTACCCATCACAAAATGCGAGGTAAAAATGGAAAAAAAAGACCCAGGGTAGTGTGAGAACCCTGAGTCAATTTTTGTGTGAGGAGATTAGATAGTATTGATTATTTTCTTCGGTTTGTAGGTGTGGGGCTGTCCTACGTTTTTATTGTTACCAGTATAGAGATCATAGTGCAAGTCAAAGTAGATAAATGTGAAGGGAGTTGAAATGCAGGTGTGTTGATGTATGATTCACTTTACCAATATAAGATCCCCTCCCCTGACTGGGCCGTTTCGCAAACACCAATCAGGAGTGACCCTAGGGTTAGGGGACTCGTCAGAAGCAAGGAGGTCTGACTAATGCAGTCTAATGGATTCGAGAATTTTGTTATGCTTCATCAGGAAGAGTTTGAGAATGTATTTGGGTTAATAAGTGAGAGGAGATTGGAGTTAAGGGATATGGCTGTATATGTGGGGTTAATTAGTGAAATGAACTGGAGGACGGGGAGAGTGAGGTTAACTGCGAGGGCATTAGCGAAGAAATTGAATATCAAAGATTCTGTATGTGTAATGTCGTTGGGAAGGTTAAAGAAGGAGTTGTTAGTTGTGAGAGTTAGGGAAAAAAGGAGTGGGGATGTGTACTTTTTATTGAATCCACATTTTGCGAGTGTAGGGGGAGTAAAGAGGCGAGGATATTTACAAAATCAATTTGAGGAGGCAATAAACGAATTGTGAAATATAGTGAGTATCAGAACTAAGGATTGCACCCATGTATGTATCAAACGAAGAGAGAATGAGGTTAGGGATACAGAGATATGGGAGTGATGTACCTGTTGCTGAATATGAGAAAGCAAAGGCCGCAAAAGACGGAACTGTTGCAAAGAAAGTTGAAGAAGTTAAAGAAGAGGTCAAAGAGGAAGTAGAAGCCGATAGTGTGGATGAGGGTTAGAATACAAATGCTATTCCAGGTGGTACTGGAAAGCTCACTAGCCGTAATGGTTGGTGGTTGTTGGCAAAGCCTCTCTGTTCGTGTGTCAGTACAAGCAGAGGGGCTTTGTTTATGAATTGGGAACCATTACCGGAAGAATTGTGGCCTTTTAAAAATTTCCTTTGTTACTTGTTAAGGGAATTAGGGTTAGCTGATACTCCGACGTTGAGGCAATTATCTGTAGCGGAATGGTTAGAGAATGGGCCAGATCGTTGCATTACAACTGCGTATCGTGGGTTGGGTAAATCATTTGAAAGCGGTGCTTATGCTTTGTGGCGTTTAAGGCATGACCCATTTACTGAAAAGATATTGATTCCTGCTGCGACTGCTGAGAAAGCAGAGGAGGTAGCGACATTTATGGCTAGATGTATTCGGGACGTTGATATTTTGAGATGTTTAGAACCAAGACCAGATGGGAGATCAAGTTTTAAAGCATTTGATGTTGGGCCTGCTGTTATTGATCAGAGTCCCAGTGTAAGAACGGTTGGGATTTTAAGTCCAAGTTTGACTGGAAAGCGTTGTACTTTGGCGCTGCCAGATGATATTGAGACTTTAAATAATTCAATTACACCGTTAAAGCAGGAAAGATTAGCGCAGGCGGTAACAGAATTAGAAGCGATTATTAAACCAGATGATCCTGGTTTTGATCCAAAGGCTGAAAGGGATTACACGATGGGAGGAAAGAAACAAATCTTCCCAAGGCAAATTAGATACTTAGGAACGCCCCACCTTGAGAGTTCACTTTACCTAAAGCTAGTGAGGGAAAGGGATTACGCGATTCGTTTTTGGCCTGCGAGGTTTCCAAATCCAAAAGATGATGAGCAATGGGATTGTTATGAAGGATTTTTAGCACCTGATATTGCATCGACTGTTGAAGAGAATCCAGAAGTAGCTGGAAATCCAACTGATCCTGAACGCTTTGGGCATGAGGAATTATTAAAGCGTGAAACAAGGATGACAAGATCAGCAGTTCAATTGCAGTTTCAGTTGAATTGTCGTTTAAGTACTCTTGATCGTTATCCAATCCGATTAAGTGATTTGATCGTGATGGATTTAGATGGGAAAGCTTTACCTGAAATTGTGATATGGGGTAATAGTCCTGATTTAAGGATTCAGAATTTGATTTGTGTAGGAATGGGGGCTGATCGTTATTACCACCGCCCTGCGGCTGTTAACGGGTGGATACCGACGAAAGATGAGTGGCGCTGTGTGCTTTCGATTGACCCAAGTGGGAGGGGCAGCGACCAGTTAGCTTGGGCTTGCATAGCAGAACTGAATGGTAATTTCTTTGTTTTAGAAAGTGGTGGTACGACCAGGGGATATGAAGTTGAGGTTTTACAGCTATTAGCGAAAGTTGCAAAGAAATGGAATGTAACTCAAGTGGTAGCTGAATCAAATATGGGTGATGGAATGTTCACAGCTTTATTGCAGCCAGTAATGAATAAAATTTATCCTGTTGGAATCGAAGAAGTTAGAGTCAGCATCCAAAAGGAGAGGAGAATTGTTGATACTCTTGCACCGTTAATTCAACAACATCGAATGATTGTCAGCACAGATGTAGTAAAAAAAGATTATGCAACGGCTGAACGTGATCCAGAATCAGGACATCAAAGAAGCTTGCTCTATGAAATGTCAAGGATAACGACGGACCGTGGAAGCTTGTTATTCGACGATAAAATTGATGCCCTTAGCTTAGGAATTAAATATTTCACTGAAGCTGCTGCACAAGATCAGTTAAGACAGAAAAGGGAACGCCAAGAAGAACTTGATGATCTAATAAGAGATGCTTGGTTTGATGAAACTGGTGCAGGATTAGATGATTTAGCCTGTGGATTTAAGCCACAAAGAAGATCAGGTGCGTATGGTGGTATCAGGCGGTAGCAATATTATTCTCTAACTTTTTCCTGACTGTAGAAAAATCTAATTTTTTAGCCATTGTTGCTTTTAATTTTTCACTATCTGCTTCTGCAAGGTTGGCAGTAATGTTGTTTTGTTTAAGTAATTGAGCAGCTAATCTAAGGTCATCATTTGATACAGGAACAGGATTTCCATCCTTGTCGTAACTACCTTTTTTTATACGATCAATAACTGTTTCTATCGTCAAAGTTTGAAGTTCAGCTAGATTTTCAGCGTCATTTTTCATAACTTGATTGTTACTTAACAATTAGATACTAAACTAAGTCTGCATCTATGCAAAGTTTCGCACATGGCAACAACCGCCCCACCAAAAGAAAAAGAAGTAATTAAAACTGAAGAAGAGGATGATACTCCTGAATACCAGGAGATGATCATGTTTTATATATCAAATGTCGTGAGAGCGAGTTTGACCTTGTGGTGCTTGGCGATAATTTCTCTTGCGTACATAAAATTACCCCCAAAAATGTTTGGGATGGAGATACCTGAACAACGTATAGATGCGACCTATTCTGCTGGACTCCTCGGAAATCTACTTGCTTCTTATGGTATTTCGATAGGAGGTATGAGCAAAAAGAAGAAAAGGGAAAATGGGGAAGGCCAGAATGGTAGTGGAAGTGGCAACAACTGTGCGGAAACTGTTGTAAGAATCATTCAACCCATTGAGATCAGAGCCGACAAGCCAAAGATTGATCCAATCACAAACAAACCTGTAGACCCTATTAGTGGTCGCTTGGAGACAACATGAAACGACTACTAATTCTTTTCCTACTAGCATCACCAGCTAGTGCCGATATTCATCACACAATTTCAAAATCAACGGCTTTAAAAGTAAACGCACCAGCAACGCAAACAACGAGGCTAGGTTCGAGTTATTCAGTAAGCGGATCAGGTGTGGATACGAGTTACACGCCTTCAGGAGGAAGTGCCGTTAGTGATGGCCTTGGTTCATTGACTATCAGTTCAGGAGTTGGTGCAATTCCATCATTAGAAGTAACTCAAAAAACCGCAGGAAATTCTTTTAGTTTCAGCCAAAATTTTTTCCAAGGGGATGCCATAAGTGGCTCTGCCCCAACAGTAGG